GTAGGGGTGCTGAGTGGCAACCAGGTCGCTTAGAACCTCATCACCAACCTTATCTACCAGACCCATATCCACATCAAAGTAGAAGCAATAATCAAACTGAGAGATAAACTCTTTTTCTTTTACAAAGTAGTTGTATCTCTTCAGAGTTGGCATTGGCCAAGGTTCGTGGTCAATCTGACAAACTCGCACATTGTCAGATGCTTCAACTTCATGGTCTGTGAAAAGCAAACACTCAATCTCATGTCCATTGAGAAAGTTCTCTTCAATATTATCAAGAAGTCTTTCAACGAACTGAATATACTTGTTTGTTGCAATGGTCAGGATACAGATTTTCATCTTACACCTCAATATAATTTACATTATCAAAAACAAAAAATCCCTTGTCTTTATGTTCTTGAACGGTTCCATGTAAAAAGCAATTGAGATTTACTTCGGAACCATACTTATATTTAATCGCTGCTGCCATGGAGTTTCCTCCAGAGTAGAGACAGAAATAATCCTTTGCACTATGAATGATATCAGCATACTGGAAAATACTCTCAATCTCAAGAGGATTATTTTCAAATTCAAATCCACCTGAAAGTGAAAGTGAATTTACATTTTTAAAAGTTACCAATAATGCATCATCAGGAATAGAAGATTCTACCAATGAAAATAATTTATCAGCATCATAAAATTCACCGACATCATTCTTCAATAAAGTATGTGCAGACAAATCAACAATCGTCTTATCTCTATATTCCTCTAAAAGATTTGGTTGATAATAGATTTCAGGATATCTACCGTCACCTGCAAATCCATGCCGAATTTCTGCAGCAGAAACAATGTTGTCTGTTGTTCCATTTTTAAGATCGGGAGCACATGAACCAATGTTTGCATGATTGGTTGCAACACCTTTTACATAAGGATTGTCTCTCCAACAAAATTCATAAATCTCAGGGTTTCTATATGTATTGTCAGCACTGATATAAAAATTATATCCCTTTTCTGCATACAATTTAGGTAGGGTAGTGAATTGAAGATTGTCACCTAATCCACCCCAAGGTTGTCCAAAAAATACGTTCATTTTCCTTTATTTACAAAGATAAAATCTGTTCCGAAATGAACTCCAGTATTTCCATAAGCCCTATAGAAATTGTGAGTTTTCAAAAAATTATTTACATCATCAAAAAGACACTGCCCATCATACATTGGATTAATCTCCAACTCTGTATGAATCACCTGAACAGTTGAAAGAAGTTTTTCGCCCATTGATTCTAATGCAATTAACTCAGCACCCTGAAGGTCCATCCACATCAAATCAATATTCTCAATTCCATTTTCTTCACAAAAAGAATCTAGTCTCACACAATCAACTTCCAATTCTTTTTGGACGTATTTTTCAATATGGTCATATGTGCCATTTGCTTTATAAAGACTAGATGCACCTCTATTTCCATCAAACCAAGGAGTAACAGTTTTCTCAGGGTCAATAGGATAAAAAGTGCATATTCCATTGTAACTATTCACAGCTTTATTAATGACTGTAATGTTATCAATGTCTTTGGTATTCTCTAAACAAACTTGATAAGAATCTGGGTTTGCTTCAAATGCAAATATCCTTGCATTCTTATATCGTTTGGAGAATTCAATAGACTCCAAACAATGCAAAGAACCAACATCAAAAATTACAGAAACCTCATTTGGATCTCTGAATTTTTGGTTGGCAAAAGTATAAAATGTATCTAAAGATGAGACTTGGTACTGGGTTGTCATTTAAAAAAGTCTTTGTCCGAAATTGCTTTATCATCAATATAATAATCACCGAAGGGTTTCCCTAACATAAGATTAGTAAATTTACAACCCCAGGAAACTAACTGATCATATGTTTCATTATAACATGCATCATATGCTATTCTAACAGAGTTTTTACCTCTGCCCATACCTCTTGCAGTGAAGTATATAATAGTATGCCCATCATCATACAATGAATTAACTTTAGCAATCCTATCATAGAAAGGTTCTGCTAAAGAATAATCACCATATGTTTGAGTGCATATGGTGTTATCAATATCTACAATATATGTTTTCAGTTCAGCCATGCAGAGAAGTCCTTATCAAAGCGTTCGATTGCTTCAGTGCTCTTAGGATGCTCAACCATCTCAAGAATAACGGGAAGACCAGTCGTTACGATATCGGCACCTTCTTTCCAAGCATCAGAAACATCAGTTTGAGTACGGATACTGCCAGCGATAATCTCACAATCTAGGGCGTTCTCATAAATGTAATTCTTGGTTCGGTCAAGAACCTTTGCAACATCTCCACCATGCTGCTTCAGGCGGCAGTAAAAGAGAGAAACGTAATGAGCACCAGCAGAAGCACACAGTTGCAGTTGCTGCTCACTGTAGCAAGCAGTGGCATTGATTTGCACACCTGCCTTGGAAACAGTTTTGATTGCACGAAGACCATCAAATCCAACTGGAATTTTCACATGAAACTTATTGCAAAGAGGATAAAACCTTTCATACATTTCACTTGCTTGACGAACCATGCCCTCATAATCTAGGGCAAACACTTCAGCACTCAGAGAAAGATCTTCACTACCACAATACTCAGCAAGTTTTTGAATTAGTGCATCAAAACTTCCCTTTGGTTCTTTAGCAATAATGGAAGGGTTGGTTGTTACACCTTGAATGGCACCCATTTCATTTGCTTTAATAATTTCATCAAGATTAGCTGTATCAGCAAAAAGATAGTTCATTCGTCCTCTTTAAATACGTAGGTTTTTCCATCTTCAACGATGTTTGAATCTTCATCATCGTCTTTATTTGACCATTCTACCACAATAGTATCCTCCAATGCAATACGCATATGCATCAAACCAGGAGGAATATGAAATACATCTCCTGCTTCTAAAATGATAGATTTATTTTTGGCACGACCAATTCTCATACCAACTTTAAGTTTTCCAGATTGAATATAATAATATTCATCTTTAGTGACGTGATACTCCATACTACTTTGAGTACCCGCTTTCATAAAGACTTCTTTTAAGGTAAAGTCATCAGTAGCAAATACGGTAGTGATGTATCCCCAATACTTCTCTCTTTTTTCTTCACACTTAAGTACAAGAGGAAGTTCTTGCCTCCCGTAACTATTGTCCGTAGTATTTGTTGATTCCATTCTTTCGTTCAAAATGTTTTTTATACAAGTCTCTACTCAATCTACATGGTTGAATATGTGGATTGATTGAGGTGGTGTAGTAAGCCATTTCAGCAATTTCCTCTAACACTATAGCACATTCTAGTGTTCTTTTAGATGAATCTGAGAATACCATAACACCATGCCCAGGCAAAAGGATGGCAGGTATGTTAAGTGGATTTATTTTCTTAGATTGATAAAAATCAACTACGCACTGTCCCAGATTCTTTTCATATTCATCAAGTTCAAACTTTTCTAGTTGTCTAGCAACTGGAATATCAGATAGAAAGTAATCGGCGTGAGTTGTCCCTAAAATAGGAATTGGTTTAAGTGCCTGTGCCCATGAAGTTGCAAACTTTGAATGACTATGAATAACTGATTTAATCTCTGGAAATGCCTTATAAATTTCCAAATGAATTGCTGTATCGACAGAGGGTTTCATACCAGAAATTAATTTTCCAGTATAAAGTTCGACAATACAAAGTTGGCTAAACGTAAGTTTATCAAACTCAATCCCAGAAGGTTTAATAACAATATGCTTACCATCTTCAGTAAGCACACTGGCATTTCCCCAAGTTAGTTTGACTAAACTGTTTTCCTTTAAACTTTTGTTCAGAGATAAACAATCTTCAATTGCCTTATTCATGTAATGGTTTAGATACAAATTCAGCGGCGACTTGGTTAGCAAAAACTGGGTCACCAGTTGCTAGAAGAGCTGCATAAAAACAATCTCCTGCACCAATAGTATTTACCACATTTTCCACAGGCGTTGCTGGATAATTAACACCGTTCATCATGCAACCATCTGCACCTTTTGTTACACAGATATTTGTTACCCGATCTACGTGTTTTGCTTCCTCTTGATTACAGACTAAGTAATCAACCGCCCAATACCTATCATAGTTTGATGTCTTACTCGATACCTGAGAAGAGGCATATGTAATTTTTCCAGAATCAGTTGCATGTTTGATGAATGATTCTGTAATAAATCCACAACGGTAATCAGCAAAAGCAATGATATCAAACTCATCAATATCAAAATTTTCTAAGAACGATTTTGAAAACTCATTATTGACATCATTAACTTGTAGATGATTGTATCGACTATCTCCATGATTAACCCAGTATCTTGTTTTAGTATTATTACGACCCTGGAAAAAACTTTTTACTGGGAGATCATAATGCAACTCAAAAGTATCACAGTCTTTATCAGACATTGATGTTGCAAATGTTACGTCTCTACCAAATCCACGAAGAAACTTGGCAACATTAGCAGCGCCACCAAAATCATAACTGTGCTCTTCAATTACCGTTTTGATTGTTGGAGACTCTAGTGATAGTCCGATTGCCCTAAGTTCTAGAGTTTCATCAATGATGGTATCACCAACAATTAGATACTTTAAATTTTCTCGCATGTTTCAAGTTCTCTAATTTTTTGCATGGTATTGGTTGTGGAATAGTCTCCAACCAAAGGATAAACTTTAACTTGTATAGACTCTGGAATACAGTCTCTGCTTCTTACTTCATCAGCAGTCCATTCAGAACCCTTAACAATTACATCTGGAGAGAGTGTTTGATAGAATTCTTGAAGTTCTTCAGTTGAATCAAAAATGATGACTTCATCAACATAACGATTTGTCTCAAGAACCCTTCTACGATCTTCTTCATTATTAACAGGTCGATTGTCACCTTTGAGTTGTTTTACTCTGCGGTCAGAATCAATAGCAACAATCAGTTTTGTTCCCTGCAATCTAGCAAACTTCAAAAGTTCAATATGGCCCTTATGAAGGATATCAAAAACTCCATTTGTTAAAACAATGCCAGTATGTGAATCAATCTTTTCAACACGCTTGACATGACGACCTTCTCCCCATGCTTCATCTAACCACATTTTGCTCATCTCTCTCATTTCAATCTGAGAAGACAACCACGTACCCAAACAAAGAACATTGGAATCATTATGCTCTCTAGACTTAACCGCAGTGAGTTCATTATGAGCTAGAACAGCACGGACACCAGCAAAACGATTTGCAACGATACTCATACCAACACCAGTTCCACAGATAAGGATACCTCGGTCCGCCTCACGATTACTCACAATTGTAGATAACTGAGCTGCATAATCAACATAATCGACACTCACATCAGAAGTATAAGGTCCAATATCAATAACCCGATATCCTTCTCCCTTAAGATACATCTTTAGTTGTTCTTTGTTCTCGACCCCATTATGGTCAGAAGAAATAATGATCGTTTTCATAGAAATTCAAAGTTACCAAATGGATAATCAACTGTTGATTTATTATAGCATTCTCCACCAAACCAATTTTTGGGGGCAATTACTTTTTTACTTTTTGCTAACCATGCACCCCACCAAGAGAATGATGAATTTGCAATGATGTGATAATCGCATAATGACATTAAGCAAAGATCAGCATCGGTTGTGTTTTCTTCTGATATCAAAAACCTATCATCTTTAAATAAATCCTGCTCTTTACACCAAGATTCATCATCAGAAAAAACAATAACAGGAAGTTCTGGTAGTTTAGAAAGTGCTTCCTGATAATAACTAATTGGTTGCACAGGATGATTTGGATTAGAGGTATAATCTCCTCTACGAATATGTAAAGAGATTACTTCACTATCAAAATTTTCTTTAAGAAATTCTTTACAATTAGAATACAACTCTTCATTAAATCTAAAGTCTTCTCGTATCTCATCTTCAATATGCTTGAAGTATTTTTCGGTTTGAAAGTATCCCATTAAATCTACATTATCTGGGCAATTGATGAATAATTCCTCATCAAATTCATGCTTTCTTTCCCAAAAAGTATTGGCATCCTGTAGAGCACAATCATTATTTTTTTCTATATTTTCAAAAACATCGTATAAAATAACATCAGAATTTTTGACATTATCATCATGCTGCCCAAAAACATATCTAGGTGGAATGATAAATCCATATCCCCTATTTCTAGCAATTCCTTTTAAAGAAGCATATTGAAACATTTGATTGGCAAGTCTTCCAAGATTGCCAATATGATTGAGTGATATCATACTTTATAATTAAATGAAATAGTAACTCTTGGATCAGTATTAAGACCAGGAGGAACCATATGAACAGTGGATGATTGAAAAATTAACAAAGAACGTTCAACTGGTTCTATAGAATATGAATCTGAATTATACTCATTTCTGATAGAATGTGGGGTACAGTAATAAAAATTAGGATGGTGAAATACTATAGGTGCAGATCCCTCTGGTCTTTTACAGAAATATACTCCACTAATAGAAGATGGTAAATGATGATGAAACTCTTGACTGTTTTTATTAGTATAAACATTCCACCACCACTCACTTAAAAAGAATTTATGATGGTCACAATTTAAAAATTTTGCGTATTCATTAACTTTAGTATTGATTCTTTCAAATAGTAAGTCAAAAATTTTATTCTCATACCCAATATTAAATGAATTTTGTGGGCTATTTGCTCCCGAATACCAGGAGTCTATCCCTCTACCTTTAACAACATCCTTTTCTTTTAGAATGTGTTGATATATTCTCATATTTTCTTCTTCAGAAATGAGATCGTATGACCGATAAACTGAAGTTGGAAACAATAAATGAATATTATCCTGCACAAATATATCACAATATATCAAATTATTATAATAAAAAAGGGAGTTGTTGTCAACTCCCTTGATTCTTTTCAGGCTCGCCACCAATTCTTTGACTGGAAATTGGAAACCAGGCGGGAGAGAGTCCCATCCGCACCACTTGCTTTTTTATGGGAAAGCAAGAAACCAGAAGGGGTCAAATTTGACTCCACCACTTGGTTTTAAGAAACCAAGAAAAGTTGGGTTAACTTTGATATTTCGGTGATACCAAAGAATGCTATCAGAAATAGCACATCCCAGAGTTTGAGTTTGATAGCAAAAGGAATACCGAGTAGTCCCCCAATAAACTTTATTATCAAACCATTTTTGAAATCTCCCCACAACATGATTTGATAACCAAGTAGGAGAAGAAAGTTCCCGATATACCTCAGGATACTTGTTTTAGACATAAGGGGTTTGCTCCCGACCAGTGCTGTTATAGACCATCCGTGTCTTCTTCATCGTCTCTTACATAACAAGGAACTCTATCTGGATCTAACCATTTCGCATACTCAATATCCTCCATTGCAGTAGAACATTGTAGAACATTATCAAAAAGATAAATGTCATTCCAGCGTTTGGTATAGTAATTTTGCTTTTGCAAACGATAATCTGGTTTGCCGTTTATCTCAAGAATACCTGCTTCAATAAAGCGATATCCTTCACGTTCCAGAAGAACTTTGGTTTTCATGCAACCTCAACAGATTCAAGATCGCTGGCGACATACTCCATGAGCATTTCGTAGTCGTCAAGAGGGTCACCAGAAAATACGACACCTTCATTTTCATAAAAGCGACGAACTTTTTTATAAAGTTTCGGATTCTTTACATCAAGGTAGATTTCCCCGTTAGCAGCAAGGCGAAGAGTGCTAACATCTTTCTTGAATTTTGCGGTCAGAGACATTGTTTTGTGTTGTTTGCTCTAGTATTATAAGGTGTTGAGACTTTTCTGTCAAGTGTGCCAGTCTATGAACTGGTTATGTTATATAGTCACTAAAATCTTTTGCACAAAGATACATATTTCCAGATATAGAAATCCTGTTACTATCAGATGTATAAAATGGATAAACACAATGATTAACTCTAGATGGAAACACGATAATTTCCTTCTCGAAAGTAGAATCCAATTCTATTAAATGCTCTTCCATATCACCGATTGCATTTGGATAATAAAATGCAAAAGATCCAGGACACTTATTATTTGAATTCTTACATAAGTCTTGATCAAATTCATTCCTAAAGTCATAGGGTATTTTTACCCATATAACAAAACTATAAAGACCAGTATGATGATGGACAGGATTGAACTCGTATTTCTTTTGATAATTTACCCACAATCTTTTAAGTTCAAGATTGTATCCATCAGCAATAACTGATTTTTCATATCTCATCAAATTATACTGCCTTTCATATTTGGCACATAATTTTACAAGGTATTCTTCAACAAAGATAAAATCTTCTTGTGACAAATTAATATCATAAGATTCTTCTATATTTCCAGCTAGGGTATTAACAGCTCTATTATTATTTTCTTTTGCATCCAATGCACTATTGACAAGACGATCAAAGATAGCGTCGGGAACTCTATCTTTAATAAATCCAATGCTATAAAATGGTATAGATTCCATAATTAAATATAGACTAATCGGAGTATTCGGATTTGAACCGAAATTATTCCGCTTCCCAAAAGCGGTGCCATGACCAAGTTAGGCGATACTCCGTAGTTCCAACTCACCAGAATGAACTGCTGCGTGGCAACAAGCACATAATAGCACACATTCCTTTATTTCGTCAATAATACGTTCGTGACTCCATCCACGAATCCCATGAAATTTAGCGTCTTTTTGAGATGGATCTAAATGATGAACTTGAAGTGCTGATGAATATTTATCATAACCACAAGAAACACACTTACCTCCCATTTCTTCAAGAATAAAATTTCTTTTTTTCTGTCCCAACTCTAATGTATATTTGTTATGACAAGCACCACAAACACTTTTTTTATGCCCATAAAACTTAGATGGATCAGTTTCTCCACAATGCCCACACTTATGCGTTCTCATTTTCGGTAGAATAAGTTTATCTACCGTTATTTATGTTTTTTATCAAATGGAGCCCAGTGCTGCCATTCGTATTTGTGTATTGCCCAGATACCCATAATAGGAAGCACAATCAAAATGTATCCAAGAAATCCAAGAGTATAGGGGTTTTCTAGAACCCATCGAGCAAAATGTCCCATCAGTATCCTCTCCAGGTCTTAAACTCATAATAAAAGTATTGATCCACTACCCTATCATCTAATGGGGCATTTTCAGTTCTATGTGCCCATACCTCACAAAATTCTACGATGCGACGATCGTGTAATGAACTATGTCCCCACATTCTTACAAATGCTGATGCGGCAAAGTGATACCGCTGTCTAATGTGCGGTTCCGTTTCCTTTATACTTTTCGGTGTCATAATATCCCCCTTTTGTTCCGAAGTAAAGAGTTGTTAATACGAAAGGAATTGAAACAAATAAAAGTGCTTTTGCTAATAACATCAGATCATCTCCATTGCTCGTTCTAGTTCAATATAATGGTTCATTTCATCCACTGCGATCTCTGCAATCTTTGCATCATCCTGATGATCCCAGAAGTAATCTAGGTATGTTTCTGTTGCATGAAACTCAATACCTGAGTTCAGATGATAAGCGAAAACAGGAGCAAGAAAATAATAACCCACCATAATCCAATAATAGATGAGAACCAAATGATAAGCGAAAAAGCGATCAACCCAGCGATCTGCTCCGCCACGCGACTCCATTTCTCTGAGGTGTTCGGTTTCATTAATTGTCTGTGCGAAGTGTTCTTTCATTAAGTAGTAATGTTCTTCTGTTCGGAGACCTAGTGATTCTCTGAGATGAAGAACACTGAGAAAAGCGAAGTAAGGTGCTCTGGCGATTGTTTCCAGCACCCAGAATCTTTGGATTGGTAGATCACGGTAGAGGAAGTCAATGATGGCTACCGTAATTGATAGAACTGCATCATTGAACTTTCTCATAGGAATACTCCTGGTTGATAATTTACTAACTTTTGAATCTCGGTAAGAAGTGCTCCATACTCCCTGAACTTTCTGTCTCCAGCAATATGGTGTCTTTGTCTGACCCACACTGCGTCTGCAATCAGACGAAGTTCATATTCTGAAAAATCTTTAAATCGTTCCATTGATAATCTCCTTATCTAACGTGATGACCACCAAACATAAATCTCATGCCATTCAGGATTTTTGCTCCGAAAGATCCGAGATTGCGTGAATTAAATCGCTCAAATAGGGCAGTAGTAATAACAGGAGCGGATATCCCCAAATCCACAGCGGCAGAAACAGTCCAACGACCCTCACCGCTGTCGGATACCCCACCAGAGAACTGTTTAAGCTCACTGTTGCCGCGTAACACATCAGCAGTAAGATCAAGTAACCAACTACCAACCACGCTACCACGACGCCATAACTCAGCCACCTCAGCAACATCAATATCATAGCAATAGGATTCGGGGTCTGCCATTGGGGCGACTTCTGCATCTCCTTCTCTAACATACTGAGCACCTGCGTTTGCGTTTTTGATGATGTTGAATCCTTCAGCGTATGCTTGCATGATGCCATATTCAATACCATTATGCACCATCTTTACAAAGTGACCAGCACCAGGACCACCACAATGCAACCAACCGTGCTCTGCAGAAGTTACGTCTGAGTCAAATTGAGTCCTGGGGGCAGCACTGATTCCTGGGGCAAGGGCATCAAAAATGCGCGAACAAGAGGCGACCGCAATATTTCCCCCACCAACCATAAGACAGTATCCACGATCCAAACCATAAACACCGCCGCTAGTGCCACAATCAATATATTGGATACCCATCTTTGCCAAACGTTCTGCTCTTTTCCGACTGTCTTTAAAATTGCTATTGCCATGATCAATAATAATATCTCCCTCACTACAAAATCGTAATAACTCATTGATTGTCTCCTCTACTGTTTCTGCTGGCACAACCATTTGGAAGATTCCTGGTTGTATTCCCCCGTTTTTTGTTTGTTTAACTACTTGAACAAGATTTTGAATAGTAGTTGTAACTCCATTAACAAATCCCTTTTCATAAGCTTCCTGAGCCTTTTCATAATTTCTCCTGTAACCCCAGACTTCAATTCCTGCCTTCATCATGCGGCGAGACATTCCTTCTCCCATTCGCCCCAGTCCAATTAATCCTACTCTCATAACTCTCCCCTAATATTGTGGATATGCGTGTGTAAGTCCCCAATAAACAAATAACCCAATGGAACTAAAAAGTAACAATGAAGAAATAAAAAGGTTATTCATCGTCTTCGTCCTCATAAGTAGATGGTTCTTCAAATAGTTCTTCTATTTTTTGTTGTGTAACTCTTCTTTGGAGTTCTTTTAAATCTTCTTCTGTAAGAGAGATCATTTGTCCTTGAGTAAGTCTTCTATTCTTTTACGCATATTTGAACTTTCCTGTTTCATATAGTCTCGGAGAGAATATCCTCTTTGACCTCTCATAATACAAGTGCCTTGATAGAACATCGTGGCGGCAAATACTAACAGGAAAACAATACCGATTAGTTCAGGGTAATGTTGAGCCATGGTAATACAGGCGGAATAACACCTACAAGTCGGAGGAGTCCTTCAGCAAATAAAGCAAGAACCACCCAACCGACGCACATGCTAATGATAGAAGCATTACGGTTGTGTCGTCGTATAGCAGCATCAATCATCTCCTGAACTTCAGAACGGCTTACAAACTCGTCTTGAGGTTCCATCACTTCTCATCTCCAAGAAACTTCGCAAGTGGGTCTTTTCTGGTCTTTACGATTTCAACTGATCTTTTGTAGAACATATTGTCCGTATTACCAGACGTTTCAAACGTCTCCTTGATCTTCACCCAATTGTCGTAGGTGCGTTGATCCATAGGGTTTTAGATTGAATATTATTAGTTATACTAGTGAGTACTTTTACTATGTCAACTATGTGTTGATACAAAAATATAGATTAAGAAAATCTAAAACTTTGTAATATTTGTAACAAGGAAGATCAGGGATTCGAACCCTGGAACGCTATTAACGTTATTAGTTTTCAAGACTAACGCCATCAACCACTCGGCCAATCTTCCGATTATGTTATAATATACACTATCTATTCAATTTCGTCAAGTGCTTATCACCCCATCAACAAAAAGAATTGAGTTTGAAAGACTACTCAAAAAACTTGGATATCGTGATAGGTCTCCAGTTTATCCAAAAGAAAATAAAAGATATCAACAAGTCAATTTTAAATGTGAGGATGGCGCTCTAGCAATTTATACATTTATAATACTTTATCAAACTAAAAAAAGTTACTTATACTTAGAGTTTGAAGACCATTATAACTCACCACAGTTAGAAGAAAAAATAAAAACTTTAGCAGAAAGAATTTATTTTCATGAAAAAACCAGAGTTGCAGAGGTTGGTTATGAAGTCAAATATACTAAGCAACCAAACGAATTTTCATTAGAAGAAAGGAAAAAAATCTTCTATAACTTTATGAAATATACTTATAAAAATTTAGAAGAGGGTATGGTCAAACTTTCTCCAAGACCTGGAGATGTTTTAGTTGCAAAACCACATGGACCAAAACTAAACGATGGTTTTACAGAGTCTTCACTGGTTATTGGAAAACACCAACGTTCTTTGGTTGCTCGCAGATTTGGTTTTGGAAAACTAAATGATGATGGATTTCAGTATGCACGTTATGATGAAAATACTATACTAAGACCTATCTAACTTCAAAATCTAAACGTCTTACTTTTCTATTTCTACGAGCATTTTGATATTCTAGGTCTTCATTGGAAAAGACACTTGATTTTTGATTTGAAGCATTAGAAGATACCATTACAATTTTAGACAAATCTAAAGCAGTAATAGTTTCCCCTCTAACTGTGGTCATATTAGAACACCCACAGCACCTTGTTTTTGTAGGGTGGCTAGTCAATTCGACTCCACACTCTTTACATCTAATTACAATCATGGTTTAAAAATAATTAACTTTATTATTCTGGAATTACTTCTTCAATTGGTTCTTCGACTGACTCAGTTTGTACAGGTGCTTGTTGAGGAACTTCTACTTCTACTTGGATATCTTCTAGTGCCGCAGATGCCGATCTGGCAGTCTCTGAGATAGACCTCAACATCCACACATATTTGCCATGAGACTCCATTAAGTCCTGAAGAATATTTGCTGTAGCAAGACTCTCAATTCTTTCAGCAGAATTGGAAGCATCAATTAGCATATCAATAAGTGTTTGATTATCACCAAGAAGTTGCTTCACCATCATCTTAGCGTTGATTCCCTGAGCACTATTTGATGCTTGTTCAATATGAGTGACTTCAGTGATTCTAGTTAGTGTGCTCACTGGTTTCATACCAAGAAATCTCATATGTTCAGTCAGACGATCGATCTCTTCAAACATTGCAGTATATTGCTCACCGAAGAGAGTATGTAGTTGGTGAAAATCAGGTCCTACAACATTCCAATGATAAATCCATGTCTTATGAAACAAGACAAACAAAGATGCCTGAATATCACTCAATTGTTTGAAAAGTTTTTCCATTATACTTCTTTTTTGAAGTATTTATAAAGTGGGCGATGACGGATTCGAACCGCCGACCAATTGCGTGTAAAGCAACTGCGCTACCGCTGCGCTAATCGCCCAATCAATTCAATGTTTATCCATAATGTATTCTACAGTATTTGCTACATCATTCATAGCATCACGTAGATGTTTTTGTTGTCCAGATTCTTGTCTGACAATTGGACGATGATCATCAGTCAAAGTCCAACGCCAGAGGTTCATATCTTTACAATACCAGAGATTAATTTTCATTCTTGAAGTATTCCAAACGAACCCAGTTAAGAAGAGTATTTAACTCATACAGTTCTTGTTTATATGTAGTATATTCTGGATAGTTTGAATCTCCAACTAAGTCAGAATCTTCAATAAAAGAAATTTCACTTTTAAGAAAATCCGCATAATGCTCAAAGGCAGTAATAGCAAGTTGTCTATCGAGTTGTGAAAGAAGAGACATAAACCACCTGACTCGTTACTTATAATACATTAAAAAGGGGGTTTTGTCAACCCCCCTATGTATCACTTCTCGCCCAGACCGACTTGTTGAACTTTCAGACGGGCACGGTTCAGGACCGAACCAGCAAGAGGAACATAACCCAGGTCATCAGCAATCGACTGTGCCTTAGAACTCAGAGCATAGTTCAGAGCATCACGAACAGCAGATGCCTTACCAGGAGCATAACCACTCTTATAGGCAAGAATCCAAGTCAGAGTGGAGATAGGATAGGCACGGGCACCTGCAGGATTGGGATCTTCTCCAGCAAGGGTCACGGGGTCCAGTTTGATGCCATTCAGAGCGGCAGCACCAGTCACAGCAGAAGGTCCAACAAACTGGACCCCGTGACCCTTGCTGGAG